TTTGCCCCTCATAACCTGGACTATTTCATCAAGTTTAATATTAGATAGTCTAATTTTAGCATTTCTTAATTTTGCGCTTCGTTCTCTTCTTAATCTTTGCACAACGTACTCTGGTTGATTAGCTCGTGTAGATACAATAGAATACAATATGGCTGAGTATAAGGCGTCTTCAGCAAGCTTTGGGACCTTTGTATCTAAATCATAAGCAAGGCCATCAGAAATGTATTCTAAAACAATTATTTTATTCGCTAAATTGCTTGAAAAAGTCATTTTACCATCTCTATGGTCTAAGCTAAACCACCCGTTTACTTGAGAATATTGAGGGTCTAGCCCGTATAATTCACCGGTACCCCAAGATCCGTAAGGACCAAATCCATAAGCCGTATAACCCCATTCAGCCCAGTCATTGGCCCATTCGGAATTCAAAAGGCTAGTATTGTTTTCTGCCCATCTTTCTTTAGTTATAGAAGTTCCCTCCGTGTTTTCACCAAAGTTATCTTGAGTAGGCAGTCCATTGCTGTCTTGCAGTGGTGTTTCTGTTGGTGTTATTGTAAGATTGTTTGCTGGATATATAGGTCTTTTTACACCCTGGTTGTCAATGCAGGAAACTTTAACGTAATTTACATAGTCTTGTGGTATTACTACACTTAAGCTAGGCGGTATTGTTAATTCAGCTGACTTAATGCTTTTTAAAGTATCATAGCTAAATTCTTGTAAATTTCTTTTAGCAAAAAATAATACATCCGATTTTTTTGCTGTTTGTATAATTTTGCCATCACCAATATAACCTACCATAAAGTTATCTATAGCGTCGCCTAATTTTATGTATTCATAATCACCATAGCCCTGTTCAACCGCTTCGCCAAAAGCTTTTTCGGGATTTGTTGTGCCATAATTTCCGCCTGTTAAAGTTTTTAATTGAACAACAACAAATGTTCCAGCAGTTATTGTGGCAGTAGGATATATGGTATTGTTATTAACATCGTAATCTAAAACAAATTCAGACCAATCGCCAGGCAAGCCAGTAGTGCTAGTATATATTTTAAAATTATTTAAAGCATAGTAATCATTATTTGGATTCCATGCGTTTCTATTTTTAAAAACTAAATCTACATCAAAAGTTGCTGGAAATGATTCTCCACTCTGCCCTGTAGCTACAAATTGCTGAGCGCCTTGATAGTATTGTTGGTTAGTTTGTGTAATTGAGGACATTTATTAACTTTTTAAATTTACTTTATTTTGTTGTATTTCATTCATAGCCGCCTGTATAATATTACCGTCACTTATAATCATACCACAATATTTTAAAATATTAAGTATAATATTGGTTTGTTCAGAAATATCTAACTGAAAATTTAAACTACCATTAGGATTTGATGAACTATACAAAACATTGTTATAAGAAAATTGGCCTACTGAGCCAATAGAGTATCCCCAATAAACATTTGAGGGAGTGCTTAATATGTTGCATAGTAAAGTATCAGGCTTAGGAAAAACCTTTAGGGAAGATGTTTTATCTAAAGTTACAGAGTCTGTTTGACTTGAAATATAAAAAAGCGGATAGCTTTTTGTAGGAGCAGTAAGCTTAGATCTTGTTATTAAATTATAATCCTTTATTGTAGTTAACTCGGCTACTGAGTTTATGTTTGGGTTTTGTTGATTTAATGTATAATTAGCTATTACATCGCCAATTTTATATACATCCTCCGTAGTTACCCAAATATCATTTGCAGTATCATATGTAAAAGTTACTTCTTTTTGAAAAGGATATAACTTGTATTCTATATCTTTAACTGGATTAAAAAATTCTGAATTATTTTGTGCATTAATTTGATCTTTACGCACTAATTGATTGGCGTCTGAAAAATAGTCTTCAAATATTTCTAATTGCACCTGTGTTGCAAGTTTGTTAAACTCTTCAGGTGTTATATATCCTCTTTGCTCTTTATTAAGTAGATACAAGACTGTTTGATATACTGTATTTACGTTTACCGCCATTTTATATTTTTATTATAATACACCAGGGCGCTGCGGTAAGCAACACCCTAATATATTATTATTACGTATTATTTTAGTTTTTTCTCTATAGATTTAAAAACTTGTACGCCTTCGTCGGTTTTAAAGAATGCAGCCATAGCTGAATATGGATTTTCATCAAATGGTACCGTCATTAACTTTGCCCCATTAGATGCCCAAGTAAAAGTTCTTTGATCCTGAGATAAGCTAATAATTCCATTTTCAGCTGCCATAATAGCAGTGTTTCTTAATTGAACATTTTCATCAGATGCTAACTGTAAAAATAAATATGGACTCTTTCTAGCAAAAAGAAGTAAATCTCTTTTTAATTCTTTAGAGCCCATAGAAGAAACTTTAGATCCTAGCTCTACTCTTAATATAGCCTCTGCCTGATCAATGTCCATGTCTCTAGCAATATTTAAAGCGTCAATTTGAACGTCTAAAATTTCTAAATCATCTTTTGCGACTTCAACTGCACTAAATTCGTCGTACAATTTACCCTTTAATGGGTGATATAAAGAAAGCAATTTTTGTAAGTTTTGTTTTTCTTTTGGAACAAATAGATCGCCATTTTTAAACATAACGTGACCCAATGTTACTTCCCCTTTTTGTTCATCAACTATAGGAGATGATTGATTTGTTGCATACCTAAGCTCTCTTTGTACACCTTTTACTTTATCAAAAAAAAGCAAAGGATATTTAGCTGTATGCCTTGAATGTATTGTATGGGTTAAAGGTGAGTTGCCTACTATGTAGTAATTTCTATCTTTTATTTCCCATTCAGGTTTTTTTGGTAATGCAGCTTTTTTAGCTGCGGGCTGAGGTGCAACCTCAACAGTTTTTTCTGCTTTGACTTGTTTAGCCATAATATAATAAAATTAAATAGTTAATAAAAGTAATAATTACCCCCGTTGTTTTAACGAGGGTAAAAATTACCTGTGTTGTTATGCTCCTTTGAATAATACAAAGTTATTAGCAGCTTGTACACATAAACATCTTTCAGACAAGAAGTTAACTTGCATTGCATCAAGATCAGATGTAAAAGCTCCTCCAGCAGAACCAGTTAGCCAAGACTTCATTCTTCTGTCGTCAGCTTGTGAAGCTCTATAACGTACATGTAAGAAAGGTCTACGGATATTAGTCCCTAGGATTTGATCGTATACAGTTGATGTTCCCGCAGGTACTAATACACCTTCAATTCCTTGAATAGTGTAATCTAATCCGCCACGAGTAGAAGCATCATTTAAGTATTTCCAATCAGTTTTGTAAAAATCATAAGATCCTCTACGGAAACCGCTAAATCCAAGATTTAAAGCCATTTCTTCTGAGTTTTCAAATAATCCAAAAGCAGTACCACCAGATTGTCCAGCAGATATAGAAGATAGCATATCATCAAAATCCAAAGCACATTGTCTTTGTAAGAAAAGCATGTTCTCTTCAATAGCACCCTGAGTATCTAGATTTTTCAAAATAGCATCAAAATCACCTAAACCAGCAGCGGCTGTAAATCCAGTTTGAACATTACCTCTATCTTCAATAGCGTCAAAAAGACCCTGAGTACCAGATAGTTTAGCATTGTATCCAGAAACACCGTCATTAGCAACGACTTTTTTACCTTCAACTACAGACATTTCTAAGTAATCTGCAAAACGTAAACGTGTTTCAGATTCAGCTTTTAAATACCATAGGTATCCAGATGTTCCATCTTCAGTAGCAACTTCTACCCATCCAATTTGAGCCATATCAGAACCAGATACTTCGTATTGATTTCTAATAATAATTGGGGAGTTAGAAAATTGAGTAAAAGAAGGCTCAATACTTGCATAGTTGTCTCCAACTAAAGTTGATCCTTTTTGATATTCAGAACCGTATACAAATATTTTTACCGCATCACTAGCAGCAAATGGAGCTGGGTTACCAGCACCGTTAGCAGTTACTAAATCCGCTGAACCATAAGTTGCAACGCTAATTGTAGCTGTGCTTGGTCCGGCAGGAGTTGCCTTAACAATACATTTAGCTTCTTTTCCAGTAGTTGGGTTAATTACAACTAAAGTTTGATTTTTTGAAACTACATTCTGAACGAAATTAGGTCCAACAGTTGCTGAAATATTGTTAATAGTTAAAGTAGTTGCGTTAGTAACAGTTACGTCATCATATGCAACGTGTAGTCTATTTTGCTCAGACCAAATTACTTGGTCAGAAGTCATTGGCATTTCAGCACCTACCATTCTTAAGAATCCAGATAACGTTCTGTTTCCATAACGCTCTACTTCTTGTTCGTAAATTTCAGGTAAATACTGTTTTGCAAATGTTCCTCCGCCAGTGGCTGAGTCAAATGATAAATAATTCTCGCTAAGAGTTTGCTTAGCTTGAGATGGTTTAATTGAACCAAATTGTGGATCGATTGCCATAATTTTAATTTTTTTTAGTTAAATCGTTTTGTTTTTATTTTTAATTTTGAAGAATCAGTGCCACTTATTGCTTTAACTTTTAAACCATTTATATAAACATCTTTTGGTGCTTCGCGAGCAGTGTTCATACTAGGATTTTTAGATTTGCTAACTACATCTTTAATAGCATCGGCTTTTCCTTGTTCGTAAAAGTGATTAGCTATTTTGTCTGCATTGCTAGCAGCAAACATGGCTTTATGATATCCCGCTGCATCTTTAATAGTACCGTTTTTAGCAAGGAACTTCCCTACAATGTTATTAATATCAGATTGGGTATCGGCTACTTCTTTTGGGTTTGAAATACTATAATTGAATTTTTTATTTGCTAAGCTAAATTCAAAACCTTTGAATTCTTCAGAAAATAAATTATTAGTTTTCTCTTTAAATATTTCATAATTTTGAGCAGCTGTTTTTTGACTCTCATTATATCTATTGAAAAAGTCCATAGCTTTTTGTTGTTCCTGAGTTACGCCGGGTCTCAACTTGATTTCGTCGTAATATTTACTCTTGGTTTCCTCTAAAAAGATTTTGGCTTTTGCAACTTCTTCCTTAAACGCAATTTTTCTTTTGCGTATTTCTTTTGGCTCATCTAGTTCTTCATCATAAGAAAAATCTTCTAATAAAAGATCCACGTCTGAATTATCTAAATAAGGCTTATGTTTTTTGTAATATTCTTTTAATAATGTAATATCATCAATGCTAGAATAATCAGCATTTAAACGAGTATAGTCTTCAATAGTGCCGCCCGTTTCTTCCATAAAAGCAACTAACTTTTCAATGTTTTCTGGTAGTTGACTTTCTTCTGGTTTTTCGCTAATTACAGGCTCTTTAACTTCTGGTTTGTTTTCTTCATCAATTATTTCCTGTAGCGGCGAATCTATTCCTTCTTCGGCGGTCCGTACTTCTTCAACCACTTTTTCGCTGTCGCCACTGTCTTTGGGCTCTTCGATAGCAACATCGCTACCATCTGTCTTTTGTGTTTGAACGGCATCGTTTTCTTCGTTTTTAATTACCACTTTTGTTGTTTCTTCTACAACTTCACCTTGAGAATTTTTAGCTGATAAATCGACTTTTATAGGATCTTCGGTGTTTGGTACTAATTTTTTGGGTTTTGTTTTTAATTTAAAATCCCCTTCTTGTTTTACTTCTGTTGACATAATATAATATAATTAAATAATTAAAATAAAAATTTATTTAGGATCGAATTGTTCTAATCCAAAACCACTCATTGTGTCAAATCCTGCGGATTCAAAATCAACTGGTGGTGTGTTATTTTTACGCTGCTCAATCATTTTGCTTTGCTGCGTTGCTTGTATTTGAGTTCTTTTGTCTTTACGATCTTCTATTTCTTTTTCTTTTTTAGATTTAGCATCTTGCTGGACGCCTGCGAGCTGCATATTATAGCTAAACTCCTCCGCCATTAATAATTTTTTCAAATTAGCTTCTTGCTCCATCTTTTGAATTTCAAATTGTATTTTTGCTTGTTCAATTTGAATTTTACTTTCTGTAACAGCCTGAGTTTTTTGCGCTTCAAATAAGGCCGCTTTTTCTGCCGTCTGTTGATTAGCCGCTGCCTGGGCTTGAATATTAGCCTGCTTAGCCGCTTGATCTTGTTTTTGTTTTTGTGTTTGCTTAATTTTTAACAATTGATTAGCAAGCTTTATGTTTTTAATTTGTCTAATATCAATTGCATCGCTTAACGCAATGCCTCCTGATTTTAATGAAATTTGTATATTTTGTTCTAATTGTGCTTTATCTTCATCATCAGGTTCGAGCTCTAGGTATATTCCAAAATCATGCAAATTTAATTGGCTTAGCTCGTTAAGTATTGCTACATTAGAATTTGAAATGCTATTTTTTAAACTTTCTGCCGTTAAAGGATAGCTAAGTACATCGGCCATTTTTAAAGATATATTTTCACAACAACGTAAAGATATAAATAAACTAGCGTCTAAAATATGTTTTGTAGCTATGTTTGAAGCATTTGCTGCCATTTTTTGTAAGCCGACTAGAGCATCTTTACTAGGCAAGCTGCCATCCCGCGCCTCATTAAGGCCGGTTACGTCGCGTATCATTTGTAAATAATATTGATACGTAGCTATTAGGCTTTGTATTTTAGCCCCACCACTAGATGTTGTTAATTCTTGCACTGGAACTTTGCCTCTGTTTAATTCGCCATCTTGAGTTAGCGATCTACCTACAATAGAACCAGTTTGAAAATACATATTTAAAGCTTCTGCTGGATTATAATTAGTGCCATTTCCAAGGTCAACTTCTGCTAAGCCGTCCATATCTAAAAACACTCCGTCTGGAACTAGCTTAGACATTACTTGCTGCAATTTTAAATGAGTTAATTGAATCATGTCAGCAAATCCTGTTATTCTACTTACTATTGATTCAATTCTTCCTTTGTACATTTTAGGCGCACAAATAGCATAGCTCATTTCTACTTTAGTAGTATCTGAAAACGGTCTAGACATATTTTCTGCAAGCTCCCACTTTAATATAGTGTCTGTCCCAATTACTTTTGCACCGGAATACAAAACCTCTATTGATCTTGAAACTCTTTCAAAATTATCATTTGGCGGTGGGTTAAAAGTATCTGGTTTTTCAATAGCTTTTAATAAGCCTTGATCTGTTTGTTTTATTTTAAAAACTTGATTCATATATGTTTTATATTCAAAATATAAAACTTGAACTGTATTTTCATCGTAATTGCCCCATCCTGTTATATATTGACGATTACCTGGCATTTTTTGAATACGTGCTAATTCCTCTTCAGATATATTAGGAAATTCTTTTTTAAGCTCTGGTATTGTTATAGACTTAACTTCGCCAACATAATATATATTTTCAAAATTAGGATCTTCCGTATATGAATAAACCATATAAGCTGGATCTACATAATCAATAGTTATGCCTTCTGCAGTATTAAAATTAGTTTTTACTGCTCCAATACCTAGTGTTACTAAATCTTCAACAACTCTTTTATTAGTAAGATTGTATTTATTAAAGCTTAGCACATTATTTATGGCCTCTTCATTAGCAACTTCTGCATTTTGCTTATAAGTAAGCTGCATATGGAGCTCAAGCTCCTCTGGAGTTTGTGGCATTTGCTGAACTGAAGGGGCTGAAGAAATATTTAGTCCTAATTTTTGTTGAGCCATTGCAATTTGCTGCTGGCTAAACATATCTTTTAAAACAGCCGTTGCGTAATCTGTGCGTTTTTTTATAGAGTAAGGATCTTGCGCGTATGCCTTTATATCATAATTTTTTTGAGCAATACCATTAGTAACAATGTCTACAAATTTTGCAATAACCGGCACAGGTTTCCAATCTAAATTTAAATATGACAAATCTCCGTTAATTGCTAATTCGTCTTTATATTTTTGTATAGGTTGCTCACCTCTTGCATATAATCTTAATAAATGAAAATTATTCCAATTAGCCAAATATCTATTTCCATTTGTGCGGCCTTGATTAAACCATTCTTGTTCAATAGCTCTAGACACTTGAAGCCCGTACTCGTAGGATGCTTTTTCTTCATCGCTAACCACTTGGCTAGGAAAAACGCTGTTAGTATCCGTGTATATATTCATTTATTCTTTTATTTTTGACACAAAACCTTTGTTGTCATATTTTTTAAATCCTAAATTGTAAACAACTCTATTTACTGGTGTTGACGGTGCGTACAGGTTTTTATTGCAAGCCATAATAGCTAAACCAGAGCTAATAGAAGCATCATGCTTTGTTCTATTATTAATATTGAATTTAGCCCAGTCTTCTAATGTTCTTTGAAAGTACATATCTCCATAGCCAACATCATTTAACCCTACAAAAGTTTCTATATAGGTTTCAATTGCAGCAGCGTGTGCTTGTTTTATATCCTCGCTTGAATTAGGTATACCGCCCAGTTCTTTTTCAGTAGTTGAAAGTTTATTATATTTTTTATCAGGCCTATTCATTGAATAACCCCTATAGCCTCTTCTTTTAAAATGATAAAGCAAACGAGGTTTATTATTTTCTGCTAATATTGGCATACCATAAAAAACGCAAGCCATAAGAACATCTTCGAAAAATATTTCTGCTGTTTGAGGCCTAGCAATATATTCTAAAAAAAACCTATTGGGAGGAGCGTCTTCCATGCTAAATTTTGTAAGTCCATGCAGCGCTCCATTAGACCCTCTATTTCCTACTGTTCCTGATATATCATAAGAATCGCAGCCAAATGCCCCCATATGCTCATTACCTGGGTATTTAACGCCATTTTTAATTATTACTCTATTTTGTAAATTTAAATTCGGCACCCAGGAAATATTAAATCTACCATTTGAATTTGGTACAAATATTATTTTTGAGTCTTTAGCTCCGTGTTCCCATTGAAAATTACCTTTTGAAACAATACTTGAATTTTTTAAATCTTCATTATAATCAACCTGCTGATATATTTTAGTTAAATTAAATAAAGATTCTTTTGATTCATCTCTAAACGCGTGTTTAGTAGTCCTGGGAAATTGTCTATAAAATTCGTTTAAAGCATCTTGATCTTTTTTTAAACCTTTTACTTCGTTGTCCCAGTACTCAATTACCCCTTGGTCTATTATTTCGCCCTGGGGACCTTCAGTCTTAACTTTTGGTTTATCGAATACAGGTAGCCCATAAGAATCAATGTATCCTTCGTAATTCCATTCCATAGGTATGAACAAAGAATATAATCCTGAGCGAGTCTGTCCATTGGCGTTTCTTTGAGTAACATCTGAGTCATTATATAGTTTTTTAAAGTTATCACCGCCTTTGTCTAATGAGTTACTAGTTGAACCCATCATACATTTACCTATAATTCTACTACCTAATCGTAAACAGGTTTTCGTGACGCGCCAGTTGTTGAGGATGTTCGTCGGACGTTCCCACTTGCCGCTCTCATCGTGGACGAGGAGCTTGAGTTTCTCACCGTCATACGAGTTGTCGCCCGTGTTTTTCCAGTCGATCGTAGTGTCGAGCCCGTCGAGCTCGCGTAGCGTTTGGTTTGTTTCAAGCTTCT